GGCGTGGCCAGCGCGGCCGGCGCGGCGGGCGTGGCCAGCGCGGCCGGCGCGGCCGGCGCGGCCGGCGCGGCGGGCGTGGTGGGCGTGGCGGGCGTGGCCGGCGAGGCCGGCGTGGCCAGCGCGGCAGGCGCGGCAGGCGCGGCCGGCGCGGCCAGCGAGGCCAGCGAGGCCGGCGCGGCCGGCGTGGCCAGCGCGGCCGGCGTGGCCGGCGTGGCCGGCGCGGCGGGCGTGGCCAGCGCGGCAGGCGCGGCCGGCGCGGCCGGCACGGCAGGCGTGGCCAGCGCGGCCGGCGCGGCCGGCGCGGCGGGCGTGGCCAGCGTGGCCGGCGAGGCCGGCGTGGCCAGCGTGGCCAGCGCGGCCGGCGCGGCCGGCGCGGCCGGCGCGGCGGGCGTGGCCAGCGCGGCAGGCGCGGCCGGCGCGGCCGGCACGGCAGGCGTGGCCAGCGTGGCCGGCGAGGCCGGCGTGGCCAGCGCGGCCGGCGCGGCCGGCGCGGCGGGCGTGGCCAGCGTGGCCGGCGAGGCCAGCGTGGCC